AATAGCCATAAGCAGAAAACCGGTACATCAGTTGAACCGTGCTGTGAGCATGAATAGCAAAGGGTGGACAGCAATACACTGCCCACCCATTATGCTTATTCAGTTGTCGGTGTATATTCGTACCATTTACTCCATGTGTTCACGCCATACTGATACCGTTGATAGAAACCGGGGTCGGCATAGGAAAACATAGGAATATAGAACTGTACAAGGTCTTCTGACTGGTCGTAATAATTCTGATTTGGTGCAATGCAAATAAGTTTACCAGCACCAGCATTTGCCGGCTTATTTATCATTGTATTAGCGTGTGCAGCGTTTTGGATAAAATATGTGCCGGGAGTGCGAATCGTATTGAAGTCTGTCCCATCAGGAATTAGTTGTCCAATCTCATTAGGCGGGGCAGGTCTATTTGTAGGGCTGATAGCAGCCTTCAAGTTTCCATCTTCTGTAATATAGAGAGTCTGTCGCACACCATTAACTGTACTCCACACGCTACCCACATCAGCACACCGCTTGGTGACAGGGGCAGGGGCAAAGAAAGATACACGTTCGCTTCTAACGCCATACGCACAAAGAATAGAGATAGAGGGAGAAAGTGCATCAATCCATTCATTTGCTGATTTGAGGTTAAGACCGTGATGATTGACAACAAAAATGTCTGCACCAGCCACGACATTAGCGTTGTTCTTTTCGGCAGGCTGCTCAACATCTCCGGGGAGAACAATGGTGTGTCCCTTGAACGTAACTTTAGAAATCATACTAAAATTGTTATAGTTAGTGTTCTCTGTTATGTCCATGTCTTCATCGTACTTATAGTCATAATAGTCGCCAAACTTATCCGCTGTGACATTATGAAATGTAACTTCAACTTGGCCAAACTCTACTTTATATCCTTCTTCATAAACCTGTGTGTATTGAATGTTGTGCGTTTCAAGAGAATTGATAATAGCCGTTTCAATGCTTTGATATGTCACACCCGTGAAAGCACTCCAGTCAATTTCTCCATGTGGCAAATAGAAATGGCAGTCACTTGTATCAATAAGAGCGGAATTAAGAAATTGGTTAAGTTTTGCTAAAGTCACATGGTCATCGTGATAATGGCTAATGACAACGCCATAAACTTTGTTAGACTTTTGACTTGCAATATAGTTGATAAGAACACTGGCGTCTTTTCCATTCCCAAAGTCGAAAACAATATTTCCTTCTGAGTTATCACCCAGCATAGTGAGTACGCAGCAATTACCGAACCATTTATTTGCAACAGTGTTTGCAGCATTGTCACTAAGAGCAGCAAAAACAATGTTACTGTTAAGTCGCGCCTTGATAACACGATTAGATGAACCAAGCTGATTTAACCCAGCGTTTAGCTGTGTTGTTTTAGTGTTAAGTGATGCAATATCATTTTTGTTTGCTGTAATCTGTGTAGCATTTGCAGCGCTTTTTGCTTCAACAGTGCCCAGTCTGGTATTAAGCCCACTAAAAAGTTCCTCATTGATAATCTTGGCAAGAGTCCCGTCCTGTGCCATTTGGTCAAGCTTGTCATTGATAAGCTGTTCAAACTCAGGTGAGCCGAAATAGTTGTCAACGTAGTTCTTTAACTCGTCTACAATTTTCTTTGTTTCATCCGTTAGTTCTATGACCTCATTAAGCTTTGCAACAACTTTGCAAAGCAGTTCATAATAGCTAAGACTGTCATCATAGACAAGAGGAAGTACCTTGTGGCACCAATATCTAAAAGGCGTAATATTATTCATAGTGTTCTCCTTTACCAAAGTCCAAAGAATAGCCCAGCAAGTTCATCAATAACCTGCTTGTCAATGTTCAAAAAGGTGGAACGGAACTCTTTAATCATTGCGGGATAAGTTCCACTCCCCATCTTTCCAACAATTTTTTCTACATATTCTCCTGTTGTTTTAGAATTTCCTGTGCTGTCAGTTGTGTCATTATTTGTTTCGCTACCCGTGGATGAAACATGAGTTGCGTTTGTAATATACTTGTCGTTTTTAACTCCGTTTAGACCGCCCTGCGGTGTATCGCTATAAATGTTCCACATTTCAGCAGCACTTACTTTATGTCCGTTGTTTTGTGTTTTGGATGTGTCGTTTACAGTTCCGCTATTTTCTCCTGTTTTTGTATACTCAACATCATAAAGGGGATTGAACTTGAGTAGTTCGCTTTCGTACAACTTATTGTAATAAGGCATTATTACATTCATCGTTGATTGCAGCCTTAACTTCCAAAGCCCAACAGTTTCCTCACAAATTTCTCTTGTATAATAGTTAAGTAGAATTTTCTTTTCAAGACCAAGCCTATAATCTTCGTCAAAAATCGGAAAGTCAAAATCGAATACTTTGGGGGCAGCTTTAGTTAGAATGTCATCAACATTGCTATAACCGCTTGATTCACTAAGCCCTGCGTATGTTTCACATATGTATCTGACTTCCGTGGTGTACTTACTCATTGCCTTCACTCCCCTCGTCATCTTCTTCGTCAAGGTCGTCCGATAGTGTCCGAAAGTCCTCTCTGTAATTGCACCAGATGTTAAGCCCGAACATTGCATTTATTTTTTTACACGCTTCACGTCTGCTTTGCAACCTACTATAACGGGACGCAATGGTTGCACCAAGATTTCTTGTCACTTCGTCTGTAATCATTCTTTCTTTTTTCTGTGAATTGATACTTGAAATGCCAAGATATGTTAGGGCTTCATTCCATAGTTGCACTTTCAGTTCATATAGCCTGTCGGCAACATATGGCGCTCCTGTTTGAAGAACCTTTACGCCATTTGCGTTGAGATTTTTGTCACCAAAAATAACAGGCTCATTACCCTCATATTGCTTATATAGGTTTAACATTGTGAGTCTCTGCTTCTCGTCGCACTGAATAAGAATTGGTGTTTTCTGTGCGTTAGCGTTAACGTCAATCGCCCTGTCCAAATTGTAAAGCCGCTTTGCAAACATTCTCACGTCCAGCATACTATTTGTGTGCAGATAGTTATTAAAGATGATGACGCTATTATTTTCGTCAAGTTCCTTTTGGTATCCGTTTACTGCATAAGCACGTCTTTTGGTGGGGATTCTATACACGTTAAATTCTCCACCAAGGACATTCTGTAGGCACAAAAAGCCCATTACTTCATCCTCAAAAAATACACATTGCCCTTCTGCGAACAATGTCAGTTCCAAAAAACGTGGGTCTACACTTTCGGGTAAATTTACCCATTCAAACATGGAAATGGACAACTCTGTTAGCCTATTATAATACTGCTTATATGTAGCATTATTAAGAGTTGCGCTTTCCCAAAAGGCTCTATCTTTTCTTCCCATGTCTAACCTCCTTAAACTGGGCGGTTATCCAAACCGTAATTTCCAACTTCATCAAGATGTTTCCAGAACGTTATGCCGTGATTAAAAATGTCACAAATAACCTTTTCATCATCAGACGGCATTGTTCCAAGGATACGGCAGTTCGATGTTCTCACATAGTTCCAGTGTGGCCTTGATGAAAGATTCGGCTTTTTCAAGCGATTGGTTGCGTACCCAAAAGCAGTGAAATAGTCATCGATCATTTTTGCATACTCTGGACGTATAAAATGCTGCTCCATCGAAAAGCCAAATTTGTGTGCAGCATACTGCAAATTTGCGTCTGCCATTACTGCGCCATGCGTACCGCTAAGTGCTGGTGCAATGTAGCTGCTAAGCACCGAAACATCATTTGCAGAAAGCTTGAACTCCTTCGGAGGTGTCCACCCATCCAATGGGTCAATCTTTTGCGAATTGCTTCTATTCAATGGTCGATTAAGCGAATTGTTCGGCCTTACTGCAACTCCTGTTCCCGGGTCTTGTGCTGCGCCAGCAATAGCACCACCAGCCACAGCCATGCTTCCACCACCAGTCAATCCAGCAAGTGCAGCACCCATACCAGCTTGAACAATTTTTGCAGCGTAATCACTTGTTGCCCATGTGCAGTGTGGGAAATTTGAAAGCATAATTCCATCATCCCATGCATATAAGCTGTCAACGTTTTCAGACGGAATTTCTCCAGCATACATATATGGCACACCGTACAGCATCGGCCTAAAAATAACCGATGGATTAACCACGCCAACAACATTTAATTCATATCTTCTGCCAATCGGTGATAAATCATAATCGTGCCATAGTTCGTATTTGTAGTCTTTTGTCTCTCCCTGATTATTGGTGACAACAATTTTTGTGTAAGGGTAGGTATAAAGTTTGTTATTAACAGGCGTATAAGTTCCAAGTGTAGGTTTTGCCCGTTGCCCTTTGCAATCTGTAAGCACACCTGAAATCTGTGTTGCAGCTTCAGACCATGCCGTATCATTTAGCACGTTATACTTAACAGCGACATATTTTTTAGGAAGCATATAAACGTCTGCTACGGCATCAGTGTTGTTAAAAATACTTAACGCATTAAGTGTTGTTACAAATTCATTCATGTCCGCAACACTACTTAAATCAAGTATTTTAACTTTGGCTTGGTGCATAGCACCATTGTAAATACCGGGAGGTGATGCTGTTATTCCACCCGTTGACGGATTTCCGGTATAAACTACAACTGCTACCCACTCTCTTTCAGGTGAAAGCATTACTGGTGGAGTGTGAATGTAGTCCCCCATCGGAACTGCTTCTGGCATTACATTATCGCCTATGTCGTCTGTTGTGCTATGTTCCCTAACTACAAAACTTTGTGCTACTTCAAACTCAAAGAACCACGTTTGGATAGGGTCTATCTGATATGTTATCTCAGTAACATCGTTTCCAAGATAATTAAGATTTGTGATAAAGGCGTAGAACCACTTGTTGCTAAAGCTTGTATTCTGGAACATTATATAGTTACAGTCATACAGCCTATCGCATAAAATCTCTACACGAATTGAGTTCTTTGTTGCTCTTTGATAGCTTTGTTCGGTAAATCGGTATTTAATTTTACTCATGAAACCCGCTGTCTGCGCTTCTTTGTTAGCCCACCACATCGTGTGGTCAAATGTAACGTCAAGCGGTACATCTTTCAAAATATATATTTTACTGTTAGGTTCAATATACATAGAATCCTCCAATGTAGGAAAGAGGGGGGTTGGGAGTACCCCCTCTTTCCCAAGTAAATTACACCTTGACGAACGTTACCTTATCGCCCACATTAACCGTAGTGTAAGGAAGTTCACCAGGCGCACTGCCAGCAGAAGTAGAACGGTATGTCGTGCCGCCCATATTTGCGTAAACATTCACATCTTTAGCATTAGGCGGATACACGATTGCGCCATACTTGTGGATAGCCACCCTAGCCGCAGCAGAATCTTCACGTCCCGTAAATCTCACCTGCTGGTTGTATTTAACGGCATCGTCATTAGCCAGTTCAAGCACAAGAACCGTGCCACCCTCACCAACAGTCTTGTCAGTGACTTCAAACTGAATACTCGCAGGGGCTGCTGTAGGTTTATTTACAAAAGCAATAGCGTTGGAGAACGGAGAGGTGGAAACAGTTTTCCAAACGTTGTAGAAGTAATTCCAATACTCGCCAGATGCAACATACTTCTCAGTAAATTTATTCTGGTTGTCGTAAATCTGAAACCATTCCTTGTCTACTACAACAGCGTGGATATCCTGCATGATTTCCAGTTCCTCGTTTGTAACAAGACTAATCATGTCCGAACCGGCCATGATATCGCTAAATCGCTGATTGTCAAAAGAAGTCCAGTCATCAATAAGGTACAGCTTACCCATAAACTCTGCCTTATCCATATTGAACGCCGCAGCCAGAACGCTAACGTCATACTTTGCATTGAAATCAGCGTCCATGAAAATACATTGGTCAGCCTTTTTGGTGACAGTATGCACACCACTTTCGTTGAACTTGGTGGACATAAATTCAAGCTTATTGGATGCACCACGGAAAGCGATTGCGGCGTTGTCCATGTTGCTATAATCTACACCGAGAATAGCCATCTTGCCGTGTGCCGCAGCCTTGATAATGAGATACTTAAACAGCAAGAACTCGTCATACTCGGCTGCAACACTTACGGAATTTACAATTTTTGCAATCAAATCCTGAACGCCATCAGCATTGAGAAAAGCCATTCTCAAATCCTCGTCCTGAATGGTTACGGGATACTGCACACGCCAGTTCATGGAATGGAACGCAGAGCGAACGTCAGGCAGAGAACGCTTGAGTTCACGGCTTTCTGCCTTTTCCGCAGAAAACTCACGAGCTTTACAGATGTTAACGAAAACTTCCTCGACCGTCTCCCCAAACTCAAGATAACCCTTTTTCAACTCAGCATAAGCATTGTTAAAGGTCGCAGATTTAACACGAACCAGTGCAATTCTATTGACAAGTTCGGTCAAAAACTGGTTAGCCAGAGCGGGGTAACCATAAAGCACTTCGCCTACCTTTGGAATGTCAATATCCTTAGTTACTTCCGGGACTTGCGACTGATAGCTGGCACTAAGGTTCGCACGGATTGTGTTTAGAATGTCAATAGTCCGTGCATTTAGATTGGTTACTGCTACTTTTTTTGCCATAATTTAACCCTCCACATTAAAAAGTTTTTCATATGTCAACGGCTCATTGATATCGCCGCTGTCATCATCGTCAGACGAACTTTCGCCAGACAAGAATCTGTCTCTATATTTTTTTCTCCATTCACGGTCATTCTGTTCATATTTTTGCTTCCAGTTTTCTTGTTCAGAAAGTGAATTAAACGTGTCAGATATGTCCGCTACAAATGAAATAGCACTGTCAGAAGTGTCATCCCCAATGCGCTCTTTAACGGCATTAAGAATTTCATCAATAGATTTAATGCTCATATGTTTCACCTACCCATATAAATAAAATTTCCATCTATGCTTTTTCTTTTTTATTGGTGTTGGTTTGCTGCTATCTGGATTGTAAATAAAGCCTTGAAATTTGTAACCTCTGGCAACTTGTGATTCTGTCATGTAGTTTAATGACTTTTGGTTTACGTCTACCCAAAAATAATTCGGGTCATCATAACCTCCGGGGTCACGGGAATAACCACTATTGCTTGTCTTTATGCTTCCGTCCGTTAAAATCTGTTCAACGATTGCAACATGACCAGCATAGCCGGGTCTTTCTAAGCAAAGGACAGCACCTAATTGTGGGACAGAGCCTGTCTCATAACCCGTCACGTCCCTCCACCAGCTGCCGCCATCACTTGTTGGTAAATGCGGAATCTTACCATACGTTTCCCAAAATCTACCCCAAGCATAACAAGTACAGTTTGGCAAACCATACCCGGCTGGATAAAATGGATTTGTGTTGCTGTACCAGTATACGCTGTTTAACATCCCGTCTTTAGTCAGACGTGGTATATACTCAGCCATTAGCTTCCACGATAAAAGCTGGGATACCAAAAGACTTTAGCTTATCTCTGTATTTTTCTGCGTTGGCTTTAGTTCTAAACACCCCAACCTGCACACGATAAAGCTTGTTTTGCTTCTGTTCCTCAACGTATTTTACATTGTAGTATTCACAAATGCCCTTACAAATGGCAACGGCAATTTCTTCTGTGTGATTGATAATCCACTTGGCAGTTTCTTTTACATCGTGAAATTCCGTTTCAATGTAAACGCATGGCGCATGAGTATACACAATTTCATACCACTCTGTATTAACATTGATAGATTCAGACGTTCCCGGCGTAATGGGCGCAAGCTGGTTAAAAACTTTAGTTGCGATACCCCACCCAGTTCCAGCCTTATTCCATGCATAAATTCTTGTGCCTGTAACACTTCCATTAAATGCGTTAGTGTGAATGCATAAGTGTAGATCAGCATCCCAGTTATTGGATTCAGAAACCCTATTATACATAGTGTCATCTAAATTCTTTTTTACATCAAACCCACACCTTTTCAGTTCACGCTCAAGGCAACAGGCAATTTTCCCACACTGTTCTTTTTCAGTTGTGTTCCCATACGCATAAATATTGTTGCTCTGGTCAGACGGTGACAAATAAATCTTAGGCATTTTCGTCACCCCCAAGCTTTGTAAGAATCTTCTGCATTACAATTGTATTGTTGTTCAGTGCTTCACTCAGCTTGTTTACCTCCTCCTTGTGTTCATCAGTCAGCTTTTTAATGTACCAGAAGCAAATCAAGCACACGGCAATCGGAAAGCCAACCTGTGTTACCAAATTCTGAATTTCAGTTGCACCCATAAATTTCATCCTCCATTTCTATTTGGGCTTTTCTATTATTTATTTTATCACAACACTTGACTTTTGTCAAGGTATATGGTATAATAAATTGAAAAAATTATAGGCGGTACACAAAATGACAACTGGAAAATATTATGACGGTACTAAGTTACTGTCAATGAAAGACGCAAATGGCAACACACCAGAAATATATATGTGTACAACAAATAGAACTGGCGGCAAAACCACATATTTTGCCCGTCTACTTGTGAACAAGTTTAAGAACAAGCAGGGGAAGTTTTGCCTTATTTATAGGTATAACTATGAACTTGATGACTGCGCTCAGAAATTCTTCAAGGATATCAATGGGCTGTTCTTTCCGGATGACGTGATGACAAGCAAGCGGAGAGCGGCAGGAATTTTTCATGAACTGTTCTTAAATGATTTACCTTGTGGTTATGCTGTTTCCTTAAATAGTGCGGATCAATTAAAGAAATATAGTCACTTATTTAATGATGTTGAAAGAATGTTCTTTGATGAATTTCAAAGTGAAACCAGTCACTATTGCACTGACGAAATAAAAAAGCTGCTTTCAATTCACACCAGTGTAGCCCGTGGTCACGGTGAACAAATTAGATATGTGCCTGTGTATATGTGTTCAAATCCTGTTTCAATAATCAACCCGTATTACGTTGAAATGGGTATAAGTGATAGGCTTAAAGAAACAACCAAGTTTCTAAAAGGAAACGGATTTGTTCTGGAGCAAGGCTATGTTGAATCTGCAAGCAAAGCACAAAAACTTTCTGGGTTTAATCAGGCGTTCTCAAACAATGAATATGTGGCATACTCAAGTGAATGTGTTTATCTGAATGATAATACGGCTTTCATTGACAAGCCGCATGGTACAGGCAGATACCTTGCTACTATACGATATAAAGGCGTTGATTATGGTCTAAGAGAATATGCAGAGGCAGGTATAATATATTGCGATAATAGACCAGATAATTCCTTTAAGACTAAGCTGTCTGTCACCACAAATGACCATAGAATAAACTATGTGATGCTTAAAAGAAATGATTTTTTCCTATCAAATTTACGTTTCTATTTTGAACAGGGCTGTTTCAGATTCAAAGACTTGAAGTGCAAGGAAGCAATACTAAAAGCCCTATCTTATTAAGGTATCTGCCAACACTTTCCTCACTGCAAACATGGGAAACCACGGATGAAATAAGCCGCCCATAGTTTTATCGGATACGGTTGCCGCCTTGAGGAACTGTTGGGTACAGATATAAAAAGAGCCAGCCATATTGTGGCTGGCTCTTTAACGCATTTCATAGAATGTGTCTTTAAGTAAAACTCCCCCTTGTATTCTTTTTGGTAACAGCTTCCCCGGTACAACCAAGCCTGTGTCAAAATCTGTAATCTTTCGCTTCTTTAATATAGTATGATCTTTATCTTCATAAAGAAAGTCTAATTGTTCTTCGCTCATTTCATCTTCTTCCGACTTGTCATACCCTTCAACACTTTTAATAAAAAGAGACTTGCAGCGTTCTGGCATTCCAGCACACTTTACATTGTAATACGGATGTTCAACGGGAATTAAATCCTCTGCGACAACGTGTTCTATATATGTTTTTTGTCGAATAAAAAACCCAATGTCCCATGAACTTTCTTGTTTCCAGCAACAAAAATTTTTAGGATGAACTTTAATTCCCTTAAATTGATCTGGCAGCAAATCGCAGTGAATTGAATCAGTATCAGCATAAATGAAACCCGGTTTGTCTACGCCATAATAGTTGCATTGCGCTGCTCTAATGGTAAAATTTCTTGCATAACTTGTAATGGCTGCACCAACTGCTATATACCCAGGCTGCTTATCATTTGCTAATTGTGATCGAAAACCGATCGTTTTATCTTCTCTTACATAAGCCACTTTGAAATTTGATGCTGGTGAGCTTGCCATCTTACCATACAAATTATTCAAAAAAAGTTTTGCTAATTCTCGTTTTGCTCCTTTGTTTTCCAATTTTATTTTTTTATATTTTTCTATGTATTCATCAAATATACCAATTCTTGCATCAAAATAGCACCCATCTAATATTTCAAAATCTACCAGTTCATAGTGCAATAATAAAAGCTTGAAGTCGGTTTCAGTAAGCGTCATAGTGATAGTAGCTTCTTGTAAGTTCCCATCAACATCATAATATTGTGAATAATATTTTCCGTCAGCCTTATTGAATCTATCTGACGTTTCCAGCATTTCCGTTGCTCTGTATGCTAAGTTGTTTTTGATTTGGATAAACGGGAGCATATTTTTTCTGATATAAAATCTTGTTTTTATGCGTATAAAATAATACTTACCGTCTATTAGTGCTTCATCGGGAATAATATTTCCACTCCAAAAAGTTGGTTCACCAACTGGATAACCGTTGCCTGATTCACTCGACATCATAGACGGGTACAATGAATTTACGTCTGCTGTTGTTCCGTTATTAAAGATTTTTCTTTCTTTTCCCTTGACTAAATAGCACCAACCGCCACGATAAGCGCCGTGAATGTAATCCCCAGCGGTTGCACTTCCATACTTTTTATCTATGGGCATTTGATAGAGATCAGGGAACAGTCGTGAGTATGTTTTAGGCGTAATAATGCGTTTGTACTCTGCCAAACAGCAAGAGCCAATGGTTAAATTTTTGTGACCTTCTGTAAACATTATTTCAAGAGCTTCCTTAACGACTAATACGTCATTAGCAATATACTCCTGTTCTTTTTGCGTGATTTCACAACCAGCATACCGGAAACCCTTGTATTCCATGTCCAGTTTCTTGTGCTTTGTGCCAAAGGAATTTCCTATTTTCTTAACACTAAATGGAAGCAGTTTTAAGCTGTCTCGAAACTCGATATATTTATCGCCAACTTTAACTACGATTTTATACCATTGGCCCATGTCAGAAATGCTATAAGAAACTGTATTATTTCTCATTTCTTTCCGATCAAGAAATCTTATATCAGGATAAGATTCTGAACCATTATCTTTGACAATTTCAATAGCTTGCTCAAACCCTAAGTTGATTAAAAAATAAGACAACCAGAAATTTCCATCAAACTTTAAGTTGTGATAATAGCAAACAACATTAGATTTTAATGACTTAAAAAATTCAAATTGTTCGCCAATACTATGGAAAATCTTGACGTCATCAGAAAACATTTCAACACAAGCAGCCGCCCAAACCTCGGTATTTTCTTGCTCTTTGTAAACCGTCGTCTCAAAATCGCCTACAAAATACTTAGCTTTCGGATGTTTCATCGTCATATCCCTCGGATGCATCCTGAATTTCTATTGCTTCTTGCATAGTCAATGCTTCGTTTTTCAAAATTCTGGCAAATGCCGCCATAGCAAAGTTGATAGTGTTCTGATCTGACGCATATAGTGCTTGATTTACAATGTCAATTACACGGTTTGCGTTTGCTTGCAGCCTTTTAGCAACAGCCCTTCTACCATCTCTTGCCAGTGCGCCAAAGAAAATGCGCTTTAGGATTTGGTAGTCACGATTTTTTCTGGCAGCCATATATTCGCCCCAATGACTATTGCCGTCATAATTGTCAATTATTTTTTCGACTTGTGTCAATACGTCATCAACATCGGTCGGCGGAATGCCAGCCACATTTCTTGTGCCGCTAAACCTCTTGCTATAAGCTGACCTTCTTTCTAATTTTCTACCTTCCAAACCAGAAATAACACCTTTTTCTGCCTTGTATGTTGCTTTACTGTACAGAAAATCTGGCTTGATGCTTCTGATTAGTTCGATTTGCTTCTTTGTGATCCTCTTTGGCTTCTTTGGTATGACGAAATCGCTGAAATCAAAGCCACGTTTAGTGGCTTCCCGGATAAACCGCTTTATTCTTTTCTGTTCTTTATCCCATGCTATTTGATTAGGCGTTCTTCTCTGCTTCATCTCAGCCCCTCCCCTTTTTTAAAAAATAGTACGGGAGAAGTTTTCCTTCTCCCGTGCTATTGCTCAATTAGACAATGGAGCAGGTGATAAACTGCTTGCCCTTGTAGTTTTTGCTATCCATGCGATAGACTTCCAGTTCATAGTCAGTTTCACCAGCCGCAGACATTTCATCCACGATTTCAGTCATAGCCGTGAAGAACGATTCACTACCAGTGACGTACTTGTTGCCAGCGGTATCGACAACAACGTACTGATGATAATCAGGGTCATCAAGCTTTTCATTGTGAATTGCCAGAACTGCGTGGTAGTCATAGGCGATAACAATCGCCCCGCCCTGCGTTGCTTCATCAAGCTTGATTGCGTTAGTAGTGTCCTTGATTTTGACACGCTCCTTTGCGGTCAAATCCTTGGTGCATTCGACAACTTTTACAGAGTATCCGATCATTTTTATTTTCACCTCCCCTTAGTCAGCGATATCGTTTTCCTCAGTGTTGCCAAGCAGCGGCAACTTTTGGGAGTTTGCAATGAAATCGATTTCAGACATTCCATACCGAATTTCATCCACACGGGAATAACTGACGGACACAGCCTTAACAGTGTCAGTGTCGATGACTTCGTGTGCCTTTTTCAGGATTGCTTCATCGTTCTTGTAGGTTCTGGGAAGTTCCACTTCCTTCACGAATGGCTCTGCGGATTCAATGTTAAGACAAAGAACTCCGGCAACTGTGACCTTAAAGGTTCTGGTAATCATGGGTGTACGCATTTTGTTTGTCTCCTTTTTATTTTTATTTTCACGGCTGGCGGATTTGCACCGCCCAAAGCTTTTGCCGTGGTATTCCGCTGCTGGGGGAGACAGCAGCGGCTGATTATAACTATCTGGTTGAGATAGCCTAACCACTCTTTTATGATATCATATGCAGGGTGGAATGTCAAGTGTTATTTTTTTAACAATGTGCGAATTTTCTAAAAAGATTATGAGCGGTGTGGTTAACTTCCTGCGTGGAAATAGTCATTCTTTGTCAAATATGTAATAGCATACCCAGCAATATTTTGACGTGTCATATCGTGGTTCGTAAACACAGAAACCTGTTCCAAATTTGCCAGAATATTTGGTACAAATTTTTGGTGCATCGGGCTTTCTGGATACATACCCTTGTGCGGCGGCACGATGGTGAAATATGGCCCCAGATTGTAGTACGGTGTCATATGACACTCTATTAGCGTATAATTTTGCGTTCATTTTTCATTCTCCTTGTTATTTAATGGGGTCTGATAACGCAGCGTTTCTACTATGCCAAATAATACGTTCATCAATTTGAAAAACTTTTCGACATGGCGAATACTGGCAAGTTTATAGCCAGGTTTATAGCGTAAAATGTTAACCGCTGTTCCACTACTAATCCGATACAAAGCTGCGATTCTATCAAATGACCACAACACGATATAATCTTTAGTCTTTACGAACGCAGCTGTACTCCTGTCAAATTCCATGAAATCACTATGCTACCTTTGAAAATCTAACCCCGCCATATTGGCAAACATTAAACAACTACTATTGATTTGTTCTTGTTCGTTCTTGTTCATTTTTTCACTTCTCCTTGTAATTGTGATTTGGATGTTCCCCGACACGGGGAAATATTCCCCGTAATTACGTCAGCCGACACGTCTATGGCCTTTGCGTGAATCACGCATAATGCCACATTCATCTACATACCACCCACGGCAAGAAATATAAAATTTTGCCCAGATTTCTTCACTAATTATATGCACGTTAGTCATTGTTACAAATGCAAACCAAATTTCATCAAAATCATCTTGATTTGATGAATAAGACAGCAAAGCATTTTTCATAGTGGCAACCGTAATTGATTTCATAACTTTTTCTCCTTGTAATTGTATTTTTGTATGTTCTCCGACACTATCCCGTTAAACGGGATAGTAGCGTATCATTTCACACGTTCCGTATCTCTCACGCATAAGGTTTTTGAACTTTGCAATGTGCTGTGCGCTGGTTGCTGTATAACCATACTCACGGCGCAAGATATCGACTAAAAGGCCAGTCTTTATATGGTACAAAGCCACAATAGTGTTATACGAACGCAATACTTCAAAACCATTCGTTCTGCAAGTAGCGGCAGAGCATTTATTCAAGCGAACAAAATCACTATGCCACCGCTCAGCATCTTGTGCTGCAAGCTTGGAATAAGCTACACACAGAGCATTGATTTTCATTTGTTCATTCCGTTTCATTTTTTCGTTTCTCCTTGTAATTGTATTTTGGATTTCTCCGACACGCCATTTCTGGCGTGCGTGGGCGTGTTTCGTCTTAATTTTCAAAGACTCTTCGTTACAACATGGTATCCCACATTTAATCCATGTGCCAAGGCGGATTAAATACCGCCGGGAGATTTACCCAAATACAAGGAACAATCTTCAATTATCAAGTTACACGCCGGAACTACTAACGGCGTATCGGATACACCTTTAGTGTGGCAGATTCAGGCGCACTTGTCATCCCATATGCCTATTATATTATGCCGCTTATCTCTAATTTTAATAATCGGCTAATTCGTCAAGCAATCTGTCAGTGATATCCAATTCCCCACAATTATGTGCTATTACAGCATAGCACGTACCCATAATCAACGGCTTTCTGCCCGTTAACACTAATTATATTATACATACTATACCCCCTATTAGATAAGCAGCATAATATAATAGGCATATGTTTTTTTCAAGTTACACATCGGGCGACTATCCCGCATCGGCTACGCCTTTAGTATAGCACTTGTTGCGGTACTTGTCAAGCCCCCTTTTGTGGTGTCCCTGTCGCTGTCAGCCGGGTATCATCACGCCGGGCGGCTATCCCGCATCGGCTACGCCTTTAGTATAGCACTTGTTGCGGTACTTGTCAAGC